GCCAGCATAATTTATACCGCCAGTAACATCGTCCCACTGAGAACCGGCAGCTAGGGCATCGACCTCTGCTTTCGTGTAAATATCTAGGCTAGACCGCATACCCGCCGCATCGTTCTTCTTTACGGCGTGGTCAGATTGCTCGCCACCAGAAAGGAACCATGTGTCGGCTGTGTTGTTTGAATAAGTGGTTGTACTTAATGTTATGTTTTTAACAGTGACATGGTTGAACCTAGTGTTAGCGTTAGCGTCCCTCAACACCAGCGTATCTGGTGTCATATCGTTGGTCATCTCAGGCAGCAAAGACCAACCACCGTCCTTTTGCACATACTGCCCACCATCAATAGGGGCTTCCCCTATCATCACAGCCCATAAACCATCATTGCCTTTGAACTGTATATCCCCGTTCTTATTACGGAATCCTGCTGAGGGAGGAACAGCACCACCCTTCTGAGCCATCAACATCTGGCCGCTGTCCGTCAGGGTGAAGTGGTTCGCTAAACTTCCACCAGCGGGCTTGGTGTAGAAATCAAGCTGCGTACCGCCATCAGGTTTCGTCACCTCTACGATGGACGTAAGGCCACCGCCACCAGAACCGCCACCACCACAGACCGCCAGCAGGTTCGCGTACACCGCCTGGCACCAATAGTCCTGACCATCCTGCGTCATGTGCAAATAATCACTCAGGTTCGTAGTGACGTAATCCCAAACCTCCGTGATACCCATCGCCGCCGCAACATTCTTCTGACCCTGACGGATAACCGATGTACCCTCATCCCATGTCGGATCATCAGCAATTAAACCTATATCAGAATACGGCGATAACTTAACAATTACCCGATAACCCGCATTCTGGAAATTCGTCAGCAACGTGGTATACGCCGCCTCAAAATCCGCCTGAGTAATATCAAACGGCTGACCGCCGGGAGCAAAACCATTACTACACTCAATACCACCAGCGTCATTACCGCCCAACGCAATAAGGGCTATGTCACCCTCACTCGCCGTTGGTACATTGAAAAACTGATACTCGGTGCCAGTACGCGCAACCGAGGTCGCAGGAGTTGCATCGACAACACCATCCAACGCAAACCGATTCCACAGCATATGCGCCCAAGATTCCGTGGTGCTGTGCTGCTGGAACGGCTCATCAGTCAGACCCGCAGGAAATACATCGCTCTGCTTATCGAACTCAACAGACGTTACCGAACCACCTGACACCCTTGCCCAGAACCAGAACATCGCGCTGTTAGGGCCACGCTGCGATATGTACACATCGCGTGTCATGCCCGACCCGCCGTCAACAATCTTCAAATCGGAGACAACACCGCTGCCGTTGGTCGAATAGCTGAACTTCAACAACCCACCACCATTAGGTGAGGTGAGTGAGTCGCCTACCACATAGATAGACTTGCCCAGCTTTCCGTAAGGCTTGAAGGGGTCTTGCCCATCGTAGGACAGCTTGCCCATCAAGTTGGCACCACCGTTCTCTGAGTAAACGCCTGTGTACTCGCCAACCCTCAACGTAGAATTATTCTTCCAATCCGTACCATCCCAAACAACTAGCTGGTTATCAGCATCACCATTAGGCAGCGAACCTCCTGCTGGGCCTTGTTCACCCTGAGCACCGTCCTGTCCATCTATTCCCGGCGCTCCGTCTTGGCCCGGCGCTCCATCTTGGCCGTCCTGACCCGGCGCTCCATCCTGTCCATCTTGGCCGGGTGCTCCGTCTTGGCCGTTAGTGCCATCTGTACCGTTAGTGCCATCTTCACCCGCTGGCCCCGGTGGGCCTTCGGTCATATAGTCTAGCTCGCTGTATACCGCCACACCGTTACCAATCTTAAACTGGTTGGTATCTGTCTCTACCCCAAATTCGCCACGCGCCAATACAGGGTCAACACTCAACCAGTTGGCCTTGGTGTCGCGCCTCATCTGAATTCTGTCAGCCACTTGCTGAACCCCCGTTTACACTTTGTGTTTGCAAGTAAACAGAACTAGCAGAACCACCGTCCACATTGCTGCTACCATTACCGCCGCCGCCACCTGCTTTGTTGACAAACACGCCATCTTCGTAGGTCAGCACCTCGTCATTGAGGGGCAGACTGATATTGACATCGGTGTGGCTATTAAGATCGTGGAACTGAGGGTGATGCTGGTCAGGCTTAACGTCAATTAGATTGTCGTGCCAGTGTTGGTGGCCGGGGGTTGGGGCCGGGTTGCCGGGAGTTACGTTTCCCTCGTCACCAATAAGGTTGCCGACAGTCTTTAGCTGTTCCCATACCCAGTGGTACATCTTCCTGTGGGTGTTTGGGCCAGCAGGTTTGGGTCGCCAATCTGACATCTAGCCCCCAAAGAAAGTAATCAGCCAGTCATTTAGCTGGCCTGTGCCACCATTGGCATTGTAAACGTCCCGCCATGTGGCGTAGTCATTAGCTTTGAAGTAAGCATAACGGCGGTCAGCCATCGCACCTTCGTATCCTTGGGTGCCAAGCCAATCAAACATCAAGTCATTGAGCGCAGCCATCTTACTTGCTCGCCTCAAGCATGACTTCAATTTTCGGGTTAATCTTCGTCATCTTCGAAATACTTTTCAGGTTCAGGGGCAGGTGAAAGCACACCCAGATAATGCTCAACCCAACTATCAACGGCCGCTGGTTGCACGCGCAACCTCTTTGAAATATACGTACCGTCAATATCTGAATCATTGGCAAGACAGTGTTGCACATACTCTTTGATTTGATTGCGGTCTGCAAAATTGCAACCTGACTTCATGTTTAATTCCTCGGTAGGACAGGCGCCCCCAACCTTACTTATGGAGGCGCCCATCGGTTTAGATTGTATCCGCGACTTGCATCCAAACAAGATGCTCATCTTCAACGCGAACCGCACCACACTGCATAGCGCAGTAAATACGCCATGCAAACGACACAGTTGGGTCTTCAGCGATACGCGCCCAGATATCCCGGTTAACCTGGAGGCCGATGGCCTTCTTGGTCATTGCAAAACAGTCGAGCTGATCTGCAGCGGGAGAGTTAAGACGTGTGGATACCAACCAGGAGTAACCCATCCAAGACTCAACGTAGCCTTTGGTTGTTAACGGCTTCATGGCGTTGTAATCGCCAGAAGTGGCTTCAGTCAGCTGCAGCAACTTACGCGCTTGCTTAGGACCGATAACCATTACTTTTTGCTCATCAGGATCGATGTCTCGCTCCATGAACTTCTCGGTAACCTCAGTCACCATGTCGAAGCTCAATGGGCTAGCGTAACCAGCCTGAACAATCTGAGTGGCAGGGAACGCCACAGCCGAACCGTCACCATCGCGTGAATCACCTGTGGCTGCCGCAATAATCTCGTCGTCAACTGCCCGACGCATTGCCTTGCCTTGAGCAACCGCGATGTTACTGTTGGGATCAACAAGCATTTGGGTGGGATCTTCTTGCTCTGTGGTATCGCCAGTGTGACGAACTACAGGAACAGACTGTCGACGTGACCAGGGGTAATCTTGCTCAGGTGTTGCTACCAAACGACCAGACTTAACAGTCGCTTCCTGAGTACCGAGACGCTCCCAGTTGTGTGCTTCGGAATGAACGCCTTTCTCCATAACCCACGGACGAAGACGAGTGATGCCCTGTTGGGCTAGATGTCGTACGTGCGTTTCATACGTCTGTACGTAGACATTACTTACTGATGCTCCCATGGTGGGGGCCTCCTATACAAAAAGGTTTTAATCTTCATGCTTTAAGAATTCCCCGCTGCCACGGATTCTTTCTGCTTGTGGTTCTTTCTGGCTGTTTAAACGGACCCTTACGAGTTACCCGAGCCATGGCAACCATGCCTGCATGGGTTCATTATATAAAAGTATTTTGCCGTTGTAAACCTTTTTAATTACCAAACATTTCAGTAAAACCAGCATCTGCTCGGAATTGATCAAGGTTCTTAGAAGCGCCAGGTTTAGCTGCCGACTGCAATTCAATCATCTTGGTACGCAGGTTTCTACCGATAGCGTTATCGTTAAAATACTCTGGGTTGCTCATCAACTCCTGGATCTGCGCTTCAGCTTCTAAGGGAGTAAGGCTGTCTGGATCGTTGCGGTCTTTACTGAACTTAGCAGCCTCTGAGAATTGTGCCGCCATAGTATCCATCCACTGGAGTGTGGTTGCGTCGACCTTGCCGTCAGCGAAGTTTTGAGCCATACCTTCAGGCGCGTTGGTTAACTTCAATAAGCCAGCGATGTGCTCCATCTTCTTAGGCTTGCTAAGCCCCCACTCATTAAACAAGGCATCGACCTGCTCTGCTTGTTCAGCTGTCATTGTTTCGGCAGTAGCCTTATTCTTAGCAGCCACACCTGTAACCAACGAATCAAATTGATGCTTGGTTAACCCAGCCTCTAAAGCTACTTCAGCTAACCAAGCACCGTCCCCTTCCGCCCCGTAACCGTCATGTGATTCGGGCCGCCCTAGTTTTTTCATTATATTCGCACGACCTTCCTCGGAGTCAAAGTCGAATCGCTGCAAATTGGGGACTTTTTCACTGAGCTTGGATTCAAACTCTTTCCAAGTATCTTCACCAGCATCTGGCCCAGGGATGCGCATGCTGTTTCCCATGTGCTCTGCCGCTGATTGAAGTCTAGTCACAAATTGTTCAGGACCTTCAGCGTCCTTAAGAAACGGTATATTGTGAAGAGTCTCTGGTAAAGAATCTTTAGCCCAGTCTGGGATTGTGGTTTCATCTGTCATAGTTTATCAAGCCTATCTAGTATCTGGTAAACAACGTCACGTTGCCCTAGTTTGAATTCCATACCGTCACCATGAAGTATGGCACAGTCATAGAATTCCTCACGAAGAGCTTCCAATATAACCTGTCCGTTAGCGCTTGTAAACACGTCATTGAATATTTTTTTCTGTTGGCGAACCTTCTCGTTATACGCCTGTAGGCCCTGATTCTTGTCCAAGGTTATTTAACTCCAGTGCTTGTCTATTCATTTCATTGTTCATGCTCTGTTCTTGAGCATCTTCGTCTTTCTTGATGCGCATCTTAAGCTCAGCGTCACCGCGCAATATCTCTGTAGGAACGTTCAAGCCCTCAGACAAACTGAGAGCCAACTTGATAGGATCAACGACGTGCCGCAGCTCTGGGTAAATCTGTGAGAAGTTCGCAATATCCATTACCCATCTTTCCATTGCCGCAACTTCATCAGACTTTTGAGCACGAGCCAGGGGACCAACATACTGAATACCTACAATACCATCTGATTGTTTAACTACGTCAGGCATCTCTGGAAGTTCGCCTGCTCGGAAGAGAGCCATGAATGTCTGATCAACGACTCTATTCAACAAGTCAGTCTGCAACCTCCCCATCGTTGGGCCGAGCAATCTATTCATAAGCTCGTATCGTACCATAACCTCTGTGGCAGACATTGCAGGAGACTCTTTAAGCTCCAACTGATCCACGTGAAACAGACGGCGGATCATGTCGCGTAAATCACCTACCTGCATGGCACTCACATCGAACCGAGCAGAAGACTCATATGCCTTTATACTCTTGTCCACGTCCTTTACAACCACCTTACCGCCAGGCTGTAAATCTAGGTCAGACAACAAACCGCGCTGCTGGACGAGGCTCACTGGATCAATGACCTTTTCAGCAGACTCAAGCACTAACTTGATCATCTCGTTTAACGTGATAACAGTAGACAAGGCCAGGTGACCGGGACCATAACCCCACTGAGAACCGGGAGCCCTACGCCATCGCACAAAGTGTACTGGCATTTCATAGTATCCACCAGTATCCCCCAAACTCTCTGCGTTCTCTCTTAAGATATATTTAGACTGGTAAGGGCGCATTTCCTTACTAAGGATCTTTGTGGTATCGGCATCCTTGTTTGCTTCGTCCAGATACACGCAGAAGACAATATCGAATTTGTTCGTCACGGCGGAATCAAATGCCTTTAAAATAACCTCAGGCACTTTGTCTCTACCAAATCTGGATATGCAGCGAGAAGCGGTCCACCTCAATAGACGATAGAAACAACGAGGCTGCCCCTCCTCATCCTCTTCAAAATACGCCTCACGTAGTGGCATGGCATCAAAGTTGATACCATCCCAGGACAAATCATCGACAGGCTCCTGAGACATCGCGAAGTTACCAAAGCTAGTCAGATCAAGATAACCTTCAGCTACCTCCAGGTTGAAGTTTGAGGCTTGTATGGTCTCCCAGCAGATTTTACTGCACGTTGAGAGCCATTTAATTGCGTCAGTGTTTGAAGCAACAGATTCATCTTTGAACTCGTGATCAAACCACTTTGCCGCAGGAGAGGTAAGGCTTCCATGTATTGAGGCTGCCAAGGTGTCCGCACCAAGTATCGCAGTATCGTCGTAGATGTTTCGTCTTCGCCAGTCAAGCTCTCCTTCATTTGAGAGCGGCTGGAAGAACTTACCTCCTCCAATGGGGTAGACAAACCGCTCAAGCAGGTCCCATACTTCTTCTGAAGCTTTTCTGTCAGTTTCAAGTTCGCTAAACCTTTTTCTAATATCTACGCCATTCATCTGTGAGCCCTCAGCACCCGTACCTTATTACCATCGGCATTGCGAGACAGCATCTGCTTAATCTCCAACCAGTCGATGGCCATGTAACGCATCATGTCGGACGGATGACTAGACCAATCGTGCACAGGCCGGTCTGTATAAATATCCATCTTCTCATTAAATTCACGTCTGTATGATGCCAACCCGTCCAGCATCTTATCGCACTTCTTATCATTGATGTAACATAGGTTGAGAAACTGCCGACACGACTGGATCCCATCCTCAATACTTAATTTGGGCGTCACTTCAAAATACAAGCCCAAACTATCCGCAATCTC